CACCCTTTAGTGACATGCCTTACCCCTTATTTCGAATTTTTTGTGGACTGAAGGACACTAGCACGCAGCCATTGTGAGGCAACGCTTATCTTGTCAGCAACAGAGTCTTCAACTACTACAACTGCTGGTTCATCAACCTCGGTTACAGTTTCTAGAGCCTCGGTCTCAGTTTCGACTTCTTCAACCGACTCAGTGTCCGTAACAGGGGTCGGCTTAACAATTAGAGCTACTACTACATCGAACATCTCATCAGTGGCGTCTGCAAACTTAGAGAGCAACTCAGTTGCTTTATCTTCGGTTGCACCAGCAGTGACAAGGGCGTTCTTTCTTGCAGCAGCTTTCACTTCAGAAACCATCTTCTGGATTTCCTGACTCAGCGTCAGTTTCTCCTGAGAGATAGTCGCAATAGTGGCTTCAAGTTCATTTACTTTTGTCTCAAGCGAAGCAATAGTGGCTTTATGAGTGCCAACTTCTGTCGCTAGAGTACTTGCAGTAGCCTTCTCTGTCGTAAGAGCTTCTTTCAAAGCCTTTACATCAGCCTCTACTAGCAATAGTGCCGAATTATCTTCAGGCATCACTACCTCCATAGCCAATGTGGAAAAAGTATCTGCGGGCTTGAATGGGTTAACTTCCTTCGGGAGGATAACACTTCTTGGATTTGCTGGCTTGTCTACAAGACCCTTACCAGAAAAATATAGGTCTCTCAACAAGCGGCCAATTTTGTAGCCCTCATACGTTCCATTACCACCATAAGCCCGCAAATGCTTGGTGAGGAATGCTGAGTTTTCGTCTCTAGCTATAACCTTGTGTGAACCATCAGGTTCAACAACTGCATAATCGAAGTTTCGAAATACGCATTCCATGGATACAGCTAATTGACCCTCATCGATTTTAGCAATCAAGTCATTGACTCGAATGGACTGGTCGGGGTCGCCCCAAGTCTTATAAATAACGGCGGAAGTAACTAGGTCCATCTTATCTGGAAGAGGAACTTCGTTAATAATGGCACCATCCTCACCCATTGCGGCTGAAGAAATCATATGCCCAATGATGTCTGTCTCATCGTGCATATAATTGAATGGCTTGTCGACTGGTGTTTCGCGTGCCGCCCATAGGTCTGCTACGTCAAAGACATCGTCGTTTTTATTCCATCCCGCCGATACTAGAATGGAATTTAGATAGTAAAGATCTGCTTGAACTGGTCTATCACTAATTGAAGCTAGTGTTATTCCAGCTATCTCAGAATCTCCACTAAGTAACTGCGTGCTAGTAATTGGGCAGACCATAGCAACACTAACGCTCTTAAGAGCGTCAGATAAGTTGTCTAATTTTTCAGCTTCATATACTTGCATTGGTTACCTCATAATTTAAATACGCAGCTATTGTAAGTTTTCTGCTTTTTTCTTAAAATTCTTCGTAAGCATATGCTAAGCAGTTTATTTGACGTGCCTCATCAATAGTCGGCTGTCTATTATGAGTCGCCAAAAAGTTTCGGTAAAAAGGATGGGCGTCTATTTTCTTCTTTTTCTCCATGGCCTCAGCCACGGACTCGGTATCTACTAGAGAGAACGGTTCTAGTCCACAAAGGGTTACGAACTTAATCTCCTCTAATTCGGCCTGCTGGCCCGTAGTCAATTCTCGCAGAGAATTACATCCATACTGAGAAAGCATAACTGGATTAAGAATGGCCGAAATCTTCTTCTGGGCCTCTGTGGTCCACAAGATAGTACTAGCCAAATCTGCCTTGCTCTTAGGGAGGACTCTCCTCTGCTTCCTAGGACCAGAATCCTTTTTGAACAAAGGTCGGCCATTATCTTTTACCGGCTTCTTTCCGGCAGGATTTCCAACTCCGGGCTGGACAGGAGGCTTTCTTGCCTTATAATCTGTCACATCTTCAATGCTGAGTGTGTCTTTGGTGAGGGCCAATTTCACAAACTCAGATTCGACATTGCCATTATGGAATGGGTCAGATTTAGGTGGCAATTTACGCTTCTTCCTGTCTTTTTCCTCTTTGGCGATTCGTGACTCTTCAATATCATGGGACTCGCCGAATCTCTCCCTAAGGGTCTCAGCCGAGATGATGTGCCTATCTGACAATTGAATCCAGAGGTTCTTTTCAGCCGCCTCATCTGACAGGATCATATTGTCAAAGCGGAGTTCCGCTGGAGATGGGAAGCCCATAGCCGTAGCGATAGACTCAAACTCTAGCCTCCAGAAGTTCTCTAGGAGGCCTCGGCCATACTCAAGCTTCTCAATGAGGGTCTTAAGGCTCAGGTAATTATTAGTGAAACCCCCACCAGAGGAGGTCCCGGTCATAGTTTGGGGGACACCTAATCCCCCATATACAGCATTAAGTACTGGGCCGTACTTCTCGCTACCCAAGAAGTGGTAAATTTGGCTAGTAGATTCTTTGAAATCAAGCTCTGGACCCCAAACTAGGTCCATTGTCCCGCCACCGACGTTACTAGCTAGTACATCTCTGAGCTTATCTACCGCTGCTCTAGTGGGGGCGATTTTATGCTCTAGACTACCCAATCGCCATAGTCGTATATTGGAAATGGCCCCATCTAAAGCTGACATATCGGCCAACTTCATCTTCTCCATCATAGTAATATCATCTAAGATGGCATGAATCATTGGGTTGGCCCATACATCCCAATCATCCTTCTTATAGTGATAGAGGGACAGTCTTTCTGAATCTAGTGGGATAAACTCGGCACCATCTAGAATCATCTTTCTGATCTTAGGGTCTACATCCTTCAAGAAGGACGGATCGGCCTTTTTATTAGCAATAGCATTCTTGGTCTTGGAAGAAATCCTAATCTTGTAGCTCTTCTCCCCGCCGAAGATGTCAGAATAGTCCCCATCTGCATCAACAACTAGTGGATTAAGAAAGTCATACCTGAATGGGATAATTCGCTTTTCAGCCCTCGACATATCCTTCTGCTCAGATTTGGTAATTTTTCCGTTGGCCTTATAGACAATAACATTACCAAGTCTGTATAGATAGTTGAGGAAACGTTCAGAACGTTCAGCCCCATTTACCTTCTGCCACCATCTACGATAGAATCGCTCTATGTTCTTGTTGGTGTGAGAGATCCTAATGCCCTGAGAGGCAAAATCCCCCATCAAGTCAATAACCTGCTTGATAAGGCCAACATTGTTGTAAGCCTTAACGCACTTTCGCATGATGCCCTTAGCATCACCTTCTGGGGATTCCGAAGGGCGGAACCCATAATAGTCTTCCCGATTGTACTCATCGCGAACCGATATGTTCGGCTCCAGCGAGAGATACCTACGATTACTAGCTGAAGTGCTCATCAATCCGGTGTATGAGGCTAAAGCCTCATCTTGGAGAATCGCGTTAGTCGTCTGTGGAACACTCTTTTTTACTGCCATTTGCTTATTCCGATTGTAATTGAATTGTGCTTGCACAATTTAATACGATCGAGCTGACGTAGGAAGCTCAATATCCGTCATATGCGTTTTGGGCATCCTTAAACCACTGCGGGGCAATGTAGGCCAACTTAGCCTTTTTACCGACTACTCCACTAGAGAACCCTCCGTAGCTTTCGTATGCCGCCTGACCAACTAACGAGAAGTTTCTAGCCCCCATATTCGCCATCAGTAAAGCAGAATACCTATCCTTCCTCATCTTCTTTTTCTTGTTAGCCCCGACCTTAATATCTGGCGTATCCCAGCGGTCCCTGCCATTGGGAGTTTTAGTAATCTCAATTAGAACTAGCTCGTTCTTCATCTCTTCAATTTCCATAACACAGTCTTCTAGCGTGTCATAGAGCTTATTATTGATCTTGTCCTGCTCTGCCGCCAACCCAAGGACAATAGGGTCAAACTTAGGGAACAACAAGGTCTTGTCTTCGAGGTCTTTTCTGAGTCCGTGGTTGGCCTCAGAGGTCCATTCAGCCTTGGCGAAATTGACCAACTCAATTATGTGCAGTCCGGGCTCATCGTCCGTTGGCTTCTCTTTGTCCTCGTCAATTACGGGCCAGAAGGGGACTTCGCCGGGATGCAAATTAGAGGTTTCGTGTAGGGCTTCGTTAACCGCAACACCACCGCCCTGAGAGTCCAACATAATACGCTCGGTAGGGAATACCCGCATTAACTCACGGATCTTCCTAGCCGCGTAGCTATAGAAGTTATCCTCAGTGGTTAAACCAAGTTTAACCCTTTCGGTATGAGACTGGCGAGTAGTAGTCCAGCAGTGTACTATTCTCCTATGATCTTGGTGGAGTTCCAAAACCACTATGGAGAAGTTGTCGATTTCGGAGGCCGGGTCAACACCAATGATATATCTGGCGGCTGGATTGCCCTTTATCGCAGCATCGAATACAACTGGGCCAGATGGGAGAATAACCTCATTATGCTCATTAGTTACACAGGATTCAATCAGGCTTCGTTTGAAAAACCCATTACTATCAGTGACAAATACCGCTCCCCATTCCATATTAAAGATGCCACTATGAACAGACGCCTTAGATCTAGCTACGTTCCCCTCGTCCATAAAGCCCTTTGGGAGAACTTCATATGGAATCCTAATTACTGAATAGTCTTTCCAGTTAAATCCTTCTGGAACTCCTTCTGGAAATAGCTCGCGAACCCTTTTAGGGTCTCCCTTTGAAGCGATAATCTGCTTATACTTTTTCCAGTAGTCCGCAAAATGATTAAAGTCATAAAAGGCAGTTCCACATAAGATAATTTGATTACCCATAGCTAGGTCATTTGCTCCCAGCAATAGTGGATCAATTCCTCTCTCAGCGGCCATTTCCTCAGCGGCCCGTCTCCTGACTACAT